GAGGCTCCAGGTGTCGTGCAGCCGCGAGATGAGCAGCAGCGTCGCTTCCTTGAGATCGTTCGGGAGCGCGGTGCACCCCACCCCGGCGTCGTGCGGGAACATCAGCGGCTCGACGGTGAGGACGTTGCCAGTCACCGCCGTCGGAACGATGTGCTCCTCGATCCACTTCCCGTCCTCGATAGTGAGGTCGGTGATCCCGGGCTCGATGCCGAGTGGGTTGCTGACAACGATCTGGGTGTCACCGGCGGCCACGGGCTGAGCCAGCGTGGTGACCGGGTAACCGTTGACGTAGGTCCACTTGGCCCAGAGCCGGGTTCCCGCACGCCAGTTCCCGCCCACGCAGCGCGGGATGGTGATGCGCCACGGATCGAGCACGACCTGGTTGGCGGGATCGTTGAACTCGGTCAGCGACCGCACCTCGGTGCCGATCGAGATCGAGCGCACCTCGATGATCGGGTTGCTGCGGCAATGGATGCGCAGATCCCCGTCGTCGGACACCCGAACCCGACCGACCTCGGTATCCACCGTGGCGGCCAGGTTCTGGGTGACCTCCGAATTCATCATCGCGGAGACACGCATGATGATCCGAGCTAGCTCAGCGTCCCGATCGGCATCCGAAGAGCCGGGCACCAACTTCCTCAGCTGGGTGGAGATCGGGGAGCGCTTCAGCTCCGCCACCGTGATGTACGGGACGGTCTGCCCCATGGTGGAGACGGAGGCGATGGTGGGCGCGGTCATGGCGTGCCTCCTGTTCAGTTAGGGGTACGACGTGAATGTCGTGCCGAACTTCGCGTTCGAGTACTGCGCCCAGGTGCCCTGGTTGTAGCCCACCCAGTTATTCGCCGGCACCGAGAACACCTGGGCCTCGTTGAACACGACCAGGGCGTTGCCGGACGCCTGCGCATCGGCGAAGACCTGGACAGTGCCGCTGGTGACCGTCGACAGAGCGTTGAGCGCGGTCTGCAGCGCCGACGGAGTGCTGCTGTACTGCGCGAAGCTGTAGAGCGGCGACAGGTTGGCGGTTGGGACGTAGGTCACGACTGCTCCTTAGGCCGTGGAGGACGGGACGTCAGTCCTTGTCCTTGGCCGCCTCGCGAGCCGCGATGAAGGCGGGGAGATCGACGTGGCCGTTCTGGCGCACGAGCGCCTCACCGCGGGTGACCGACAGATAGGCCTCGATGTCGGCGTCGTCCTGCTTGGCCTGCTCCTCGGCTGCCTTGGCGGCCTCAGCGTCAGCCTTCTTGGTGTCAACCTTCTCGGCGGTCTCAGCCATTTCAGTCACTCCTTCTCATTCGTGCGACCGCAGCGGCCGCACTTGCGGAAATACGAACTAAACCCGCACTCGCACGCGTATCCGCGAGCGCGGGATGGTCCACCGGAAACATCGGCCTGTACGTAGCCGACCTGCTTGAGCATGCGTTCGTGCGCCGGATTGGACACGTCAATTATGGTGCCGTCGTACTGGCGCTCTCCACGAGCGGTCGGAACCTTGACGGAGACGCACGCGTGATCAGGAGAAAGAAGACGAGGCATGAGCTACTCCTCGAAGTAGACATTAAGATCAGCCACAGATGCAGCTCCGCTTATCTGGAAAAACAGTGCGTTTCCTGACGCGACTGCAATAGGTCCACTGTCGACGAGGAGGTCGTATCCCGTGACAGGCCCCACGAAGTCCAATTCTCCTATTCTCCCGGCGACCGTCCAGCTGGTGGGGCTGGAAACTGCGGTAGCAAGCGCCGCCGGGGTTGGGTCGTCTAGCCCGACGATAGCCTCCGGGGATCCTCCTACCACGGAATGAACCCGCTGAACAGCAAAGTTACTAGAAGTGCCGGAAGTGACCGGGCTGAAGACAACAGCTGCGTAAACCGTTAGGTCTTGAGTGCCCGCAATAATAAACACCGGAGTGGTCACGGACGGGAAGAGGGACACGGCGTACCTGTGTGGCATCAACGAACCCTTTCGACAATCACGCCGTTCTCGCATCGATACATGCGGTCCGTGTCGGTAAAGGCGACAACGGACCACTCCGGGTTACACTCCTGGCCGATTCGTTCATCGTCAGGATCCGATGGAGGGCCGGGCTTGGCCTCCGGCTCCGGCTCCGGAGTCGGTTCGGTCTCCTGCACCTTCCGAGGCCGACCAGGTCCGCGCCTAACGGGCGTCTCAGGCATAGGTGACCTTTCTCTGGACGCAGAAAAGAGGGCACCCGTACGTCTACGGATACCCTCTTTCTGAGTTACTTAGACCTTGGTAATTCCGGTGATCGCACCCTGCCACGCCGGAGCGTAGCAGACCATTGTTCCGTACCAGTACGAGCTGGTCTCGTAAGCGAACTGAGTAACCGGCCACTCAATCGCCATGTAATCCTGCACGTTGTAGACCGCGAACACATCGGAGATGTTCGAGTCCGGCAGCGGCAGCGTCCAGCTGATGATCGGCATATTGCCCTGGGGCAGCCACGGGTGCACGGTGACCGCGACCATCTTGCCGGTGACCTCGTTCTGGAGACCGGTCACCAGTGCGCCGAGCTGAGCGTCGTGCGCGCCCTCAGTGCCGGGCGCGTTAATCAGGTTGATCTGGTAAGACGAGGAGCTGGAGGTCTTGAGCAGATCGCTGAGCTGCTTGCGATCGTTACCATTCGCCAGGATCTCGTCGGGGTCGGCCTTCACGCTGTCGTACAGCGCCGCGAAGGCCGAGAAGAACTCAGCACCCGGGTTAGAGGTGTTCAGCGAGCCCACCGGCGCGGAACCGCCGCCCGGGTTGGTCACGCCCGAGATGTTCTGCACGTAGCCGGAGTTCGCACCCGTGCAGTACGTCAGAATTCCGTCGTAATCCAGCGCGGAACCAGAGGTGTCACCGTTGGTGGTCACCGTGCCGGCGGTAGTGCCGGTGGTCGGGACCGCACCCTGGATGAGCGTGCTACCGCCCGAGAATCGACCGTAGAAGTGGTAGGCAGTAGTGGCGCCCGGCGCGGATGCGGCGGTGGCCAGGTAGACCTTCATACCGGTCGCACCAGCGGGCAGCGTCGCGGACAACGTGACAACCTGGCCATCGGTGATGGCGTGGTTAGCCACGCTCGACAGCACGGACTCGCCCCAGACCGACTCGGCGGTCACCAGCGCGTAGAGGTTGGTGGTCGTACCGGTGATGCCAACCTGACCAGCGCCAGCGGTGGCCGGCGTCCCGAACGCAACCGCGGTCGGAGCAGCAAGCGCACCGGCGAAGCCGGAGCCAGTACCACGACCACCGAGCAGCATGCGCTCTTCGAGCAGCATGGACGAGTACAGAACCGACGTCTGGCTGAGCTGACGAATGTCCTGGTATCCCTGACCAGAGAACTGCGCGGCCCAGGAGACCTGGTCCGACACGCCGAACTGCTGGTAAGGAACGGACGCCTGGTCGCCGGCGTACGAGATCTTCGGACCGCGCAGGTAGTTAATGTTACCGAACTGCGTGGTCGAGGTCTCGGTAATGCCTGGACGCATCAAGGAAAGGCCACCGGTACCGGTACCGGTGAAGCCGGTAATCCGCTTGTACTGGTGAGCCGTACCAATTCCCTTACGGCGGGCAATACGGTTACGCAAAGGCGTCGGGCGGGGTGCCAAAAGCTTCGCGGGAGCTTCGAGGTCGTAAGCGTTCAGACCACCAGTGCCACCGAGAGAACCACCACTGCCGACCAGAATTCCCTGACTGTCCTTGACAATCTGGGAGTCCATCAGAGAATTGCGCACCGACTCCAGCAGCTCGGGAGAGAGCGCCTTCTGGACGATGTCGGAGCCCAGCGACTTCTGCAGGTCCAGCATCGGGTTGCTGGCCTGGCCATCGAGGGTCGGGATGCCCGGCGTCGGGAGCGGATTCTGCGCGGACTTAGTCAGCGACGCCTTATAGCTTTCGAAACGCTCGGCGATCTCAAGCGGGTTTTCCGCATCGCCGAACATATCCCCAGTCTTGGGAATCATGTCTGTCCTTTGCTTAATTGAACATCAATGGAGGGAGTTACAGGGCCTTCAACTCAGCGTCAACTTGCAGGGCCTTCTGCGTGTAGCCCTTGCGCAGATCCGGGTCCTCCGACGCGGACGCCAGCGCCTTGTAGCGCATGACCTCGCGGGACAGGTCGGACTTGCGTGCATTGACGCGCTCAACCTCGGTCCGCCGCAGAGACGGTCCGCCGGGAGTGGCCATCGCCTCGACCTTTTCCAACCGCGCGCCCAGCTCGTCGCCAAGCGCCTTCGCGGCGGACTTCGTCGATGCCTCCGTGATGTCCACGATCATCTTACGCAGATCAGACTTCTCATTGTCAAGAGCGTCCTTGAACGCCTTGATAAGGATGTCGGGGTGCTCTTCGAGCGCCTTGGAAAGGAAATCGCTGGTGACGACCGCGCCGACAGCCTTGGTGAGGTCGGGCTCGACGGAGGTGTCCTCGTCGGAATTGGCCGACTTGTCGACGTCGCCCTCGGGGGCGTCCTCGGAGGCTGACGCCTCCGGCGCGTCGGGCTCGACGCTCTTGTTCTCGGTCTCCGGCACGGCATCGCCCTCGGGGGCCGCGTCAGTCTCCGGCGCATCGGGGGTCACGTCGGTGTCGATCGTCTTCTCCACGTCGGGGGCCTCGGCGGCGTCAACGGTCATCGTCTGATTTCCTTCCTTGGCCACGTCGGTATCGGCAGCCTTGCTGGAGCCGGACCAGCTGTCCGGGATCATGTCGCTGGCGCCGAGAGCCTTCGCTCGACGCTTGATATAGGCGCGGATCGAGTCGTGGCTGCCGCTACCGCGGCCAACCGCATGGATCGCGTTGGAAAGGTCTTCCTTGTCCCCGATCGGGTAGCTGGGCTCCCCCTGCGGGTTCTTCATCGCCTTGCCGGCGGCCAACATCGACCGCAGCTGCTCGGCGCTGTACTTGCCCTTGGCCAGGTCAGAATCGACGGCCATTTGGATGGGACCGTCCGGGTCGACGTCAGCCTGTTCCATCTGCTCGCGGCGCACGAAGCACCGCAGCGCATCGACGGCGCCCATGAGCAGGTGAATGTCGCAATCCTGGCTGGGCATCTTCGCCAGGTCTTGCGCCTCGGAGATGATCAGCCGAGCGATGGTGGAGATGGCGGACTCGGCACCGGTGATGTCCGGGGACTCGTTGTCGCCCAGCGCCTTGACCAGCGCGATCGCCTTCTCGCGATCGAAGGGCTCCGGGGAGATCGCCTCCTTGAGCGCGGCGCCCGGCTGCCGGGAGATCGCGTCCGCGAGCGCCTCGTTGGCCTCCGCGATCGCCTTGCTGATCTTGGCGCTGATGGCGTCCTCGTCGAGGACGACCACCGTCTTGGCGGCGGTCTTCTTCGCCATCGGGCAGCTCCCGCAGCACTCGCCGTCGCAGCCCTCTCCCGTGCAGTCACCGCAGCAGGACTCGACGCCCTTCGTGACGGTGACTCGCATGGCCTTGGCGAGCCCCTCCTCGTCGATCTCCATCTCTTCGCAGCGGACGAGTCCGCGATCGAGGTCGAGGTCGGCGCCGGAGCCCTCCCAGCCGCTCTGGGCGGCCTTGCAGAGGGTGAGAATCGCGTTCGAGTTCGCGGGCCGATCGACCAGGCTGACCTCGGTGATCATGCCGCCGTTGATCAGCCCCTTCGGGGCTCGCGGACTGCGCACGATCTTCGGCTTGTTGATGCCTATCGAGAAGCCGGTGAAGATGCCGGCCTTGGTCTTCGCCACGGCCAGCGGATCGACGATCCGGGCGGTGATGTAGTGGCCGTCTCCGTCGATCGCCTCGTGCTCGATCGCCTTCCCGATGGCGCTATCGGCACGGTGCTGCTCGCGGATATTGCCCCACTGAAACCACTCCGGCATCGCGGTCTTGAGCCAGGCGGCATCGCAGCGCTGATCGTCGAGATCGAGCGAGTCGTCGGTCGCCTTCCCGTAGACGAGCAGGCTCCCGTCGTCTTGATCGACGGTCTTGGTAATCGGCGCGAACGTCGAGGTTAGGTCCATTGAAAGGTTCCCCTTTGAGTTCTAGGTGAACAGCTGTCCGCCCCACCCGACGGCCCAGCAGCGGCAGCGGGGATGTACCGCTCCCGGGTAGACGCCATCGGGAGGGTTGTCGGCGGTGAACAACCGGCCCTCCAACATCGCGCAGCGCGGATCGACCCGACTGTCTTGACGAGTCCGCCACACCAGCAGCGGGCCCTCGGACTCGGAGACGTCATCGACTTTCTTCGCGGCCGCTCGCCGACCTCGGCCTGCGGCTACGTGCATGTCGAGATAGCGACGTTCCTTCTCCAGGGCGTGCGCGTAGTCGCCCAGGGCCTTGGCCTCGGTCAACCGGCGCGCGGAGGCCAGCAGATAGGCCGCTCGGTACTCGGGCTCCTCGGTCGCCACCCGGCGCAAAGCTCCCATGCCGGTGAAGGCCGACGGCGTGCCGTAACGGGAGCGCCCCGACAGCGGCTTAGCCAAGATCAGCTTCCCGATCTCGATCGCCGCTTCGCGGTTCACCCCCACCGAGACGAGCACTTCGAGCACGTCCTCGGGCAGGTCGACGGCCGCAATGGCTTCTTTCGAGGCGAACCAGCTGGTGAGCACGTACATCGCCACCGACTGGTCGTTCAGCGGGCTGGCGGTATCGAACTTGACCAGCTCCGCCGCCACACTCGATACGTGAGCGCGCGCGACCGCCATCAGAGCCCGGACGCGCGCCTCACTCGTCGTCATCGTCTTGCATGGCGAACAGCGCCTTGCAAGCCTCGATGTCACCGGCCGCACCGAGCCGGTTGGCGGCCTTGGCAATGTCCGGCGGGTAGTAATCGAACGTGAAGTCGCGCCAACGGTCGCCCGCCTTGCGGGCGAAGGTCAGGAACTTCTTGCGTTCGGCGGCGGCCGAATCCAATGCCGCCGCTGGCTTGCCCTGGGTCAACGAGGGCTTGGCCGGCGAGGGGGTCGGTGCGGGCGCTCCCTGACCCTGGGTGCGCCCCTGCGGCTGAGCGCCGGGCATATTGCCCGGCAGCTGCGTGGGCTGCACCTTCACGTTCAGGAACGCGGGTCCGGTCGGAGTGTTGAGGAAGGGCTGATTCGCTTCCGGGAAGTCGTAGCGCGGCAGGTTAAGGGTGTCGCGACCCTCGTTGAGCGTCTGCAGGCCATTCCCGATGTAGCCGGTGAGAAGGGTCTGCTCGCGCTCCTCGTTCTCGTCGTCGAGGCCGTGGAACCGGAAGGTGACCTCCGGCGGCATATCCAGGTAGTTGGTCGAGACCTCGTTGATCAGATCAATGATCCACTGAGCGGTGGGCTTGGTGCCGCGGCGCAGCTGGCTGTCCTGCTCACCCTGCTGGTGACCCTGGCCGCCCATTCCACCCATACCGTGGTTTGGAGTGAAGCCGATCGAGGTAGGCAGTACTTCGAAGGCCGCACAGATCAACCGGACCAGGTGTAGGTCGAAGTCGGAGGTGTACTTCGAGTCGTGCTGATGCGGATACTCCGCGTTGAACCCCGCCGGCAAGAACCGCGCCCGGTGGCGCTCGTTGGTGCGCCCGCTCAGCTCATCGTTGAAGACGCTCTCGTACTGCCGCAGCTGCTCCGGGGTCATAGTGGTGTCGACCATGACGAGCATCTCGGGAGTTACTCCCGCTGTGTACTCGCTGCGCAGCCAGTCGAAGCGACGGTTCCAGAGGTCGATGTCGAGCAGTGCCTGTTCGACGTTCGAGAACCCGTAGGGGCCGCGCGTACGGCGGTTGCGCACCTTGTAGATCAGGGAGTCGGTCGGCGCCTCGATGCCCTCGGTGCGTCCGTAGACGGCGGAGATGAATTCAGCATCGACCTCTTCAGGCGGGCTCTGGTTGAACTCGCCCCGGGGGAAGCCCCAGAGGATCTGCTGGAAAGCCGCGTACGGAGGCTGTGGAGTCGCGCCTCGATAGTCCTGTAGCGGCTTGATGGTCGTGGCATCCAGCAGTTCCAGCGAATGGAGGTCTCCGTTGAGCTGCAGGTGCGGGTAGAGGGCGACCGCATCGAGAACGAGCTGGTCCTCCAGCAGCGCCCCGACCCACTCAGAGAAGGTCCAGTTGTTGATCCGGTCGGGCTTCGTCCACCAGTTGTGCAGCCGCTCGATGTCCTTGGCGAACTTGTCGGTGAGATCGGCGGTCACCGCGCGGTCGGAGCTGCCCTCGCGCTGCGCGAGGTTGCGCGCGCGGGCGGAGTTGATGCCGAAGGACCACTCCAGCCCCGAGATCGCGGCCTTGTTGACCTCGATACAGGCCCGCATGATCGAAACGTTGTCGGCGGCGTCGCGCAGGATCGACCACGGCGTCGAGCGGGTGGTCGAGGTCTGCAGGTTCCAGGTGACCGGGTATTCCCAGCGCCGCGGCGCGGCGCGCCCCGACTGCAACGACGGATCGAGCGGCGACGGATAGAGCGGTGTACCCGGACCGAAGTTCACGTCCTCGTAGGGGTCGCGGGTCAGCGCCGCCTCCGGCTGCCCGTAGGCGAGTCCGTTGCGCTGCTGTAGCTGCGCCAGGTAGGCGGACGTCACGCTGGTGGCTGTCGAGCCAGCCGGCAGGGCGAGCGCCTTCTTCAGTTCCTCTTGGAAAATCCGACGCACATCATCGCCAGCCGGAGGTAGCGGGTGGGGCTGCGCCTGCATCGGGCGCCGACGTCGCTTGGCCACGGGTCACCCCTTCTGTAGTTGTGTGGAACGAGAAAGGGTGGAGAGCGCGTCCACTCTGGACACGTTCTCCACCCACGGCCGACGCGGCAGGAGTTGAACCTGCGACCCCCGGCACTTCAGGCCGGTGCTCTGCCGTCTGAGCTACACGTCGTGAGTGCGCGCCCCTGGGTTCGAACCAGGCATGGCTAGAGCCGGCGGATTTACAGTCCACTGGGCGGCCACTCCGCCCACGACGCGCGTCGTGGGCTACTTAATACCATCTCCGGCCACCGACAGGGTGGCCAATTCCGCCGAGCAGCAGCAGTACCAGCCCGATGACCAGCAGAATCGCACCGAGTGTGTACAGCAGCCCGATACCGAGCAGCCACCCGAGCAGCAGCAAGATCACTCCGAGGATGATCATTTCCCGCCCTTCCGTTACGCGACTTCGGACAGCACAGCGCCGCAGGCGCGGCAGTGCGTCGCCTTCTTCGGATTCACCGCTTCGCACTTCGGACATTCGGTCGAGATCGCGTTCAGGTAGATCAGCGCGGAGGTGCCGACGGTCAGCTCAGTGGCCGACCACACCAGCGCATCGAGGTTGTCCGGACTCTCGGTCGAGTCCGGGGTGAACGCGCACATCTGGTCTTCCAGCTGCGGCAGGCAGCCGACGATGTGGGCGCGGTGCTGCTCCCACAGCGAGCTGATCGGCTCCGCGCGCACGATCTTGCCGCGCGTCGCCCGCACCGACCGGTAGGGCACGTTCGGGTCGACGGTGCGCAGCAGGTTCTCGATGTAGTCGCCACCGTTGTTGGTTTCCCCAACGATCCGGTCGGCGTGCCACTGGTGATAGAGCGAGACCGCCTTCGCCATGCAGGAGCGCGGAGAGCCCTTCATGGTCGCGTCCTGGAGCACGTAGAGGTGTCCGTCGGCGCTGCGTCCGGCCACCACGATGCCGGTGAAGTCGCTCTTCTCCCCCGAAGTGGTCGCGGGGTCGACGCCGACCACGATGCGCACCAGCGGCGGAACCTGATCGACGCGGGTGTCATCGAGCAGATCGCGATTCCACAGAGCGCCTTCGACGTCATCGAGGAGTTCGCCCTCTAGCTCTTGACGCCCCATCCGGGTGCCCTCGTAGCGCGCCTTCAGCTCCGCCAGGGCGACCTTCGAGAGGTTCTCGGCGTTGTCCCAGGTCTTACCGCGCACCACCCGCACGGAGCCGTCGGTGCGGGCCAGCAGCTCACGCAGCAGCGGCACCGGACGCGGGGTGGTGGTGACCACCACCTGCGGTCGCTCACCGATCCGCAGCGCCGGCATGAGGCTCTCGCCCCAGAGGTCGTCGGCGTGCACCATGGAAGCGAGTTCGTCGATCCAGGCCCCGGACAGGTTCGCGCCACGCAGGCGGTCGGGACGGTCAGCGGAGTAGCCGTAGATCTTGCTGCCGTTGGTGAGCCGCACGGTCAGGTCGGAGGCGTTGCACGAGTCGAGTTCGCCGGGCAGCAACGCCCGCAGGATGCCCGACTGACCCTCGATACAGACCTTGCGGCAGTCACGCCAGGTGGGGGCGACTACCGCCCACTCGGTGTCGGGGTTGGTGGCGGCCTGCTCGGCCAGCCAGTTACTCCCCGTCGCCGACTTGCCCCAGCCGCGACCAGCCAGATAGAGGTGGACGCTCGCGTCGCCGGTCGCCGGAATCTTCTGGTCGTCGCGGGCGGCGGTGTGCCACGGACGCGGACGAGGGGCGGCGTGACGGGCGAGCAGCTTCTGCAGGTTCGCGTACTTCTCCCGCAGCTGTGCCAGCTCGGTGAGCTTGTCCAGCGGAGCTTCGATCACGGGTGGCTCAGGCATGACTCTAGCCCCCTCCTTGCGTCCAGGTTCACGTACGGGTATAGTTACGGGCATGACGGCACTTAGTACTAAGGAAAAGACTCACGAGAACCTGTTACGGCGCGCCGCGCTGCGACAGGGCTACACGCTGGTCAAGTCCCGTCGCCGCGACCCGAAGTCGCTCGGCTACGGGCTCTACCTGCTGTTGGCGCCGGAGAAGGTGGCCGCGTTCCGCAAGCTCGATGAGGTGCGCACCGCGGCTCGCTTCGACCTCGAAGGGCGCACACTGACCGAGATCGAGAAGGAGATCGGGCCGATCGAGGACACCCGGGCCGGTCAGCGCCAGCCGCGTTCGGAGATGGCGGCCGGCGACCGCTACGGGCACTGGACGGTGCTCTCAGCCCAGACGCAGCGCGACGACAACTACTCGACGATGCTGTGCCGTTGCGACTGCGGTACCGAGCGTCGGGTGAAGACCCAGAACATGCGCCGCGGCGTCAGCACCTCGTGCGGTGAGTGCGAGTACTCGGCTCACCCGCAGGTGATCGAGCCCGTCGTCGGCGATGAGTTCGGCTGGTGGAAGGTGATCGCGGAACCCAACGCCGGTCGCGCGCTGTGCCAGTGCCGGTGCGGCCGCGAACGGCGCGTGAGCACCCGGCGGCTGCGCTCGGGCGACACCCGATCGTGCGGGTGCTCGGCCAAGTGGCGCACCGGCACCTTCGCGCCGACGCAGTTCGAGGGAGCGCGCACCGATGACTGACACGAAGCCGCCGCCACAGTCGACCTTCTGGGCGAACGTCTGGTGGTTCACCAAGTTCTGGGCGCTGCTGTTCCTGCTGTTCGCGGCCTTCATGGCCTTGATCTGGGTGGTGACGCTGTGACGATCAGGCCCGGCGATCGCGTGCAGTGGGACGACTACGTCGGGGTGCTCGAAGAGGGCGATGAGTGGATCGGAACGGTCGTGGGAGCGATCCCCGGCGCGATCCAGATCCACTGGGACTACACCGACGAGCCCGAACGCGTCTGGTATCTGCCCGATCAGGTGCGGAAGCTGAACTCGATAGTGATCGCGGAGGTGGAGTGATGATCGCCCGCCTCGACCCAACCAGGAACAGGAAGAACCGACCATGACCACGTCCCAGCCACTTCGCTACCTGCTACCGCTATTTGCCCTGCTCGCGCTCGCGGGCTGCGGCAACAACTACCACCGGGTGGCCGCGCCGATGGCTTACGACAACGCCGCCTATGCCTCGGCTCTGTGTGTTGACCAGCAGGGCATCCGGGTGCCCGACAACTACTGCCCGATCGGCGATGGCGTCATGGGCTCAGGTGGCTACGGGTGGCGCTACCACTCCTACCTGGCCAGCGACCCTTATCAGGACGTGGTGTACGTCGGCTATCCGGTCGGCACCACCTACGTCACCACGCGACCGGCGCGGGTCTCGACTTTGCACATCGATCGCGGACGCTTTCCGGCCACAGCTCCTGTGGGGGTTCGCGCCTCGTCGGTGCGGGTGTCGTCGCTGCCTACCGTCCAGCGAACCGGTTCGTCGTCGGTGACGCGAGGTGGCTTCGGGGCGCCGGTGACGGGTACGCCACTGACCGCCCCGGCTGGTCGTTCCTTCGCGGCTCCCGCGGCTCTGCCTCCGGCGCCGCCGCGCTTGGCTTCGAGGGCCGCGGCCACACCACCCGCCGCCCCCAGGTACGCGCCTCGCACGTCGGGCGGTTCGTTCGGATCGTCGCGCGGGCTCTCGTCCTCGTCAGCGTCATCGTCTCGGAAGGGGAAGTAGCTATGCGTCGTCGATACCTGCGCCGGAGTGTCTACTGGACGCCGGCTGAGCTGGTGGGCGCGATCGTGTGCGCGATCGGGGGAGTGCTGTTGCTGGGGCTGATGTACCGGGTCGGGCTCGCGTGGGCGATCCCGTTCGTGATGGTGGCGATCGCGGGCGGGTGGGCGTGGGCGGCTCAGGAACCCCGTTCCTCGCGGTCGCTTCCGCCTCCGCCGATCGAGCCCGCGATGCGGCCGCGACCGCCGGGACCTCGGTCGCAGGCCTGGTGGTCGGACCGGAGGTAATGGTCGCGCTCGCGGGCGCGGACTTTGCTAGGCTCGCGTTCGCTGACGGCAAGATAGACGGCCGCGCCCCCTTGGAACGGGGCGCGGCCTTTCTTTGTGTTGATCTTGTAATTGTCATTCCGAAAATCACGCAAAAATACCGACGATGTAATAACCCTTGCCCCATATCGTTAGTATGGCTAACTAAGGGGGGTTCTTGTTGATCATGTCCATGTGTGGACATCATCAACAATGATCAACTGTGATCAACATTGTTGATCAGTGTAGATCATTGGACGTATAGAACATCACCCATTTGGCCTACATCTTGATCATGGAACGGCCTGTAGGCTTGGGCCATGCCCGAAGCGATCAACCACCAGCCCCCCGGCCCCCGCGCGCGCGCGTCGCGCGCGGGGCACCGGACCTGGTAGTGGATCTTCGGTGCAGTTGATCTTTGACAACTCGATGCGCGGCAGCTATCCCCTACGCAGTGGTCTGGCCACACGCGGGTAGCTGTGCTCCGGCGCTTCACCTGTGCGGCAAGGATGCGTGCCGACCTACACCGTTGTGCGGTGTTTCACGTGAAACATGCCACGTCCGGCCGGCAACCCGGACCAGCGCCGCCCGCTTACGACGGGTCGCAGGACATGCGTGTTCGACTCACGCACGTGGCACGACGGGTCATCCCTGGCCCGCCAGTAACAGGGAGACAAGACCATGACTGCACTGCCACTCATGTCCAGCCGGTCCGCCACCTACCGCCTACGGGCGGAGCGGATGACCAGCGGGCGAGAGGTGATCGTCCAGCAAGTAGCGGCAACGCTAGAGCAGCTGGAGTGGCCGCCCGCGTACGGACCGCTCACCGAGCGGGCCGACCGCGTACGGCGGGTGTTCCGAGACGTAGTGGATCACGAGGAGTTCTGACCGCATGCGGAGAGCATCGGCCCACACGGGCCGGTGCTCTGCGCGGGCAAGTCAGCCCTAGTGAGAGGAAAAGATCATGGACGTACAGATCAAGACGCCAGCCGAGCTACGCGCGCGCATTCGGGCGCTGCGTGACTTGACCAGCAACCGCGACGTCGTCACCGACGGCGCGCTACTGCACTTGATCAAGATGCACGATGATGTTGTAGTGCCTGATATTCACACGATCCTAGGTGGGCGCGCGGTGAGGCGAGAAGCCAAGCGGCGTCATCTGGCCTGACCGCATGTGGAGGGCACCGGCCAATGGCCGGTGCCTTGCACGGGCAAGTCAGCCCTTCGCAGAGAGGTAAGACCATGTCGCACGCAACCGAGATGGCTCACGTAGTAGCGACC